TGATGGACAAACAAACACAACCACATCAACAACAACAAATACTACTACTACCAATGGGTCAGATATACCCGTCAACTCAGCTAATGCACCTTCGTATTCAGCTATGTCTCAAGATGTTTGTAGCATGGGTGTTAGTGGCTCTTTATCTACTCTTGGTGTTGGGATTTCTGGGGGCAAGCATTTTCGGGACCTTAATTGTGAACGAATAAAATTATCTAAAGTTTTATACGACTATGGGATGAAAGTTGCTGCTGTGTCAATATTGTGTCAAGATGAACGAGTTTTTGAGGCAATGCTTATGGCAGGCACTCCTTGTCCTTTTGAAGGCAAGATTGGTAAAGATGCAATAGAGCAATGGAACAAGTATGATGTTGAAAGACCAGACTATGATTCTTATGTATCAAAACTTGAGACTAGATCAAAGATAGACGAAGAATTAGCAGAGATAGAAAGACAAGAAGAAGCTAAAAGAATAGCAGAAGAAAATGCAAAAAAATTGCATGAGTCAAAAAAAGAAGAAGAAAAAGAAGTTATTGAAGAACAACCCAAAATTAATGTGCATGAATGAGGTACTTATACTACAGCATATGGGTATCTATAGCGATATCCTTTCTTTGCATATATAGCATAGGAAATGCCCAAACAGTAAATACAGGTAATATTCTTACTAACTCAACATTTGGAACAGGGAACACTACAACTACAACTGGTTGGTCAACCGATGGTAATGATGGTGTTCATACTCATGGTGCTTGGAATGGATTTCCATATCAAACAGGCATGGATGACAGTGGTGGTGTATTAGCATTTGAAGGGCATACAGAAGATAATGTATATCAAGATGTTGATTTAGTTGATGATGGTCATTTAACACAACAAGAAATTAATCAAGGCTTTACCTCAACTATGGGGGCAGATGTATGGTTTTGGAATAGTATTGAAAACACACTTACCCTTAAACAAACTATTACAGGTTCTGATGGTTCAGTATCTACACAGGTTAGAGATATAAATGACAACGACCCTAATAGAAATTTTAATGGTGGTACGTTTACAAACTATACAAATGTTTACACTCAAGGCTCAAATACACAAACAGATTTTACAATCAGAGCAGAGCTGTATAATGAAACTGCTGGCACAGCGTATGATAACTCTCATCGTGGTCCAGATGTAGATAATGTTTCTTTAAATATTACTTATACTGAGATACCTCCTATAAATGAAGAAACACAAGATGTTATAGATGATATTGATACAGATATTATTACTATAATAGATGACATACCAGAAGACTTTAATTGGAACACAGATGATTTATACTTTGAAGAAGAGTATATAATTATTAGTGATGATTTTACATTTGATGAAATTTATTTTGAAGAAATTTATATAGACGAATTACCTCCAATAGAAGAATTTGATATGGAGGTTTTTGAAGAAATGCCAGAAATAGAAATGGTATTTTTTGAAGAAGAGTTTTCTGAACCTATAATGGTTACAGAAGAAATATTCACAGAGGAGTTTGAGGAGGACTTTACAGAATTTTTAGAAGAAACTGGCATGGAAGAAGATTTTATGGAGTTTCTGGAAGAAGAAGGTATTACAGCCGAAGAATTTTTTGAAGAGATAACTGAGGAGGAGTTCAATGATGAACTTACTGAGGAATCTTTTGAGGAGTTTGAAGAGCCACTGGAAGAGATCGCAACGGAGGAAGAAAGCGTTTCAGCGGTTGAGGATAATGAGACAGAAACAATGGATGAGGTTTCTGAATCAAATGAAGTAGAAGAAGAAAAAGAAGTAGCAAAAAATGAAACAACAGAGGAGGAGAAACCCGATAGCACAGAATCTGAGGAGTCCGATGTATCAACAGAAGAAAGTGGAGAGCAAGAAGATATACAATCGGAAGAAGTCAACACAGACACTGAAATTGTTAAAGATATTACAGCTACTGAAACAAAATTAAAAAAGAATTTAAAAACAATAGCAAAACAAATTGCTAAAGTAACAAAAGAAACAACTAAGAACTTATCAAAAGAGGATTTATTTTTTAAGGGAAATGACCTCGATTCGTATACTCAAGTATCTTTTTACAAATCAAAAGACATTTACGATAATACGAATATGGGGTTGTTTCTCCAAACAGATTTATCAACATATTCTGTTGACATATATGTTAATGCATCTTTAAGTTCGTATACAGAAAACGACCCTGTTGAGGTACACAGAGTCAAACTTAACAAAATACAAAGTAAAAAAAATAAAATACTAGCTGAACTGGAGGCATTAAAACAATGAAAATTATAGAAAAATTAAGTACATATGCTGCACTAATCGGAGTTATAGGAGCTATAGGTGGAGGTTTTTACACATGGGGTCAGTTTAATTTAAGATTAGATCAAATAGAAAATAAAGAATTTGTAGTAAACGAAACTGTAGATTTAACAGATATAGAGGTAAAATTAAAAGAATTAGAAACAACAATTATTAATATGGATAATGATGTATTAGATAATTTAAGAAATGACATTGCAGGTAACAGCAATAATATTAAGGATATTACACAAGACATAATTAAAGACATTAAAGTAATACAATCTGTTTTAGCTAATGCAGCATCTACCGATGACATAGATAAATTAGATAAAAAATTACGCACACCTATAAAAGAATTAGAAGAGTATGCTTGGGAGTTAGAAGAGGATATAGAGGAAAATTCTAAAGGTATAGCAATTATAAAAAAAGAAAATGAATTACAAGATGTGCAGATAGAAGAAATAAAACTATCTACATCTAATCCGTTAGGTGGATGATGAAAGTATCTGAGCAAACAAATGTGCAGATGCCACTTAAAACAGTTGTAAGCCTCATCACACTCGTTGCTGTTGGAACGTGGGCATATTTTGGTTTAATTCAAAGAATTACAGAACTTGAAACATCTAAACAATTAATGGAGGCTGACTTACTTAAAGCGGCTGACCAAAAACCTATAGATATGGAGCAGACAATGTTGGTGGAGTGGCTAGCGAAAAATCAAGAGGGTATTCAAAAAGAAATGGAATCAATGATGAATAATAGAGTTAATATTGATTTTTTAAAAGATCAAGTTTCTAAATTACAAAAGGATGTTGAAGAATTAAAAGATAAAATAAGAGCAAGTAATGGAAGTTATTAGTATAATAGTAATGTTTCTTTTTGGAAACATGAATGATACAGAAAATAAAATGACGCAATATATCCCTATGGAAAATTTGTCATCTTGTTTAAAAGAAAAAAGAATACTTGCAAGAAATAAAGAATTTGAAAAAGATGCTTTTTGTAGTGAAGCTATTGTAGAAATTAAAGATGGGGAAGTTATAGCTTTATATAATGAAGTACCAGAAGGAGCAACAATAGTACAAAAAGATATTAGTAAGAAGGCTTTTGAAAGGTGGACACTTAAAGCAAAAGAAAAATGGAATAAAAAATGATGAAGATATGGTTTATGTTAGTTTTGTTTTCTTTTCCTAATGCACCATCTGTAAAATATAATGGATACATATACGCAACTGAAGGAGATTGTGAATTTGCAAGATACGAAATACAAGAGTCTTACAATAATAAATCAGAGGAATATAAAGCTATTACAAAGGTAGATTCATACTGTGTAGAGTTTGAAAGTTTTCCATTAACAATTTTAAACAAAATTAATTTAGGAGTATAGAATGGCTTCCACATTTACGACAAGATTACGATTAGAAAAACAAGCTACGGGTGAAAATGCAAACACCTGGGGTGACAAAACAAATACTAACTTTGATTTAATAGATGAATCAATAAATGGTTATGCATCTAAAAGTGTAGCTGGTAGTTCTGATGTAACTTTAACAAATAGTAACGCTACAGCCGATGAGTCTAGACAAAAGGTTTTAGAATTTACTGGTACACTAACTGGCAACATAAATGTATTATTACCAACTGTAGAGTCTAATTACGTTGTATTTAATAACACAGCAGGTAGTTATACACTTACAGTTGCTACAACAGGAAACACTGGCACTGGAACTGCTGTAACACAAGGCTCTCATGCCTTAATGTATTCTAATGGTACTTTTGTAAAAGATATATTTGCAACTGGTATTAACAATCTTGTTTGTAAAGGAACATTAAATGTTGCTGGTGCAGTAGAATTAGATGGTGGTAACGTAACTATAAATGAAAGTTCTGCTAGCGTAGATTTTAGAGTAGAATCAAATGGAAACACACACGCTTTGTTCGTTGATGGTTCAGAGGATAAAGTAGGTATTTTAAACAGTAGTCCTTCTGTTGCCTTAGATGTAACTGGTGCAATAACAGCATCAACAACAATAACTGGTAATTTGTTTTCTGGTTCTGGACAAGACATTAAAGATACAGTTCCTGCTGGTGGTATTATTATGGCTGGTTTTGCTAGTGAACCTACAAAGTCAGATAGTTCTACAAAAAGATATTTATTATGTAATGCACAAGCTGTTAGCAGGTCAACTTACTCTGCATTGTTTTCTGCAATAGGAACTACATATGGAACAGGTGATGGTTCATCTACATTTAACTTACCAGACTTACAAGGTAGAACTGCAATAGGTTCTGGTTCTGGTTCTGGTTTATCATCTAGAAGTTTAGGTGCTACTGGTGGTTTTGAAACTACGCAAAGTGGTAGTAATTTAGGTTCTGGTAGTGACTTTAGTAATTCATTAATGCAACCATTTACTGTTGTTAATTTCTTTATTGCTACAGGTCTATAATGCCATATACTAAAATAGAGTTTGGACCAGGATTTGATAAACAAAATACTGACATAACTAATAAAGGTAAATGGATAGAGGGTGATAAAGTAAGATTTAGATATCAATATCCAGAAAAAATAGGTGGATGGGAAAAAGTTTCTACTACTGAATTTATTGGTGTGGCAAGAGCACAATTAGCTTGGAACTCTTTAGATGGCACTGCTTACGATGCTTTAGGAACTAACAAAAAATTATACATTTATAACGAAGGTGTTTTCTTTGATGCAACACCAACAAGATTAGATGCTGATATTACATCATGTTTTACAACTACTGATGGTTCTTCTATTTTTACAGTAACTCATAGTAGTCATGGTGCAAGTGAAGGAGATTATGTTACCATATCATCAACAAGTGCAACTATTGGCGGAGTAGCTGCAACAACAGTAGACGGAGAATATGAAATTCAATCAGTTCCTACCCTTAATACTTATACTATTGATGTTGGCACTAACGCCTCATCTGCTGTATCAACTACAGGTAATTGCACAGTACAGTATGAAATTACCGCAGGTAGAGACAGAGCATTATCTGGTTATGGATGGGGAACTGGAACTTGGAACTCAGCACAAACTTGGGATTCACCAAACACAGCAAGCTCGGTAATTATTGCACTTCGTAACTGGGCGATAGATAACTGGGGTGAAGACATATTAGCTTTAGATGTTGATGGTAAATTATTTATTTGGAATACATCTGGTGGTGTATTAACTGCTACTAATGTAGCTACACAGGTTTCTAATGCACCAACTAAAAGTAAATTTATGTTAGTGTCAAACCCAGACAGACACGTTATATGTTTTGGAACTGAAACAACAATAGGTCAAAGTTCAACACAAGACCCAATGTTTATTCGTTGGTCATCACAAGATGATGAAACAGATTGGACACCTACAGCAACAAACAGTTCTGGTTCACAACGTATAGTTGGTGGTAGTGAGATTGTTACTGCAATAAGAACGAGAGGTCAGATATTAATTTTAACAGATACCTCTGCACATGGTATGTCATTCATTGGAGCACCTTTTGTATTTGGTTTTCAACAACTAGGTTCTAACTGTGGCTCTATAAGTCCACACTCTGCTATAGATGTAAATGGTGTAGCATACTGGATGGGTAGTGATGCTTTCTTTGTCTTTGATGGCACAGTAAGAAAATTACCTTGTACTGTTGAGGACTTTGTTTTTGATGAAATAGATACTACACAATACGAACAAGTGTTTGCAGGTTCTAATTCTGCATTTGGTGAAGTATGGTGGTTCTATTGTTCTACTGCATCTAACCAAGTAGACAAGTATGTTATATGGAACTACCAAGAAAATCTTTGGTATACTGGTAGTTTAGATCGTAGCACATGGATAGACTCTGGTACTTATCCTTTACCATATGCTACTAAATACGATGGTACTAATTCAACACTTTTTATACATGAGTCTGGCAAAGACGATGATGGTTCTACAATGACATCATTTATAGAAAGTGGTGATTTTGATATTGGAACTGGTGATGACATTATGTTCGTAAACAAAGTTATACCAGATTTTAAAAATCAAGTTGGTAATGTAAATATAACTTTAAAATCTAGATATTTTCCTACAGATACACAAACATCTAAAGGACCTTTTTTCTATAATACTTCTAGCACAAAGATAAACACTAGAACTAGAGGTAGACAAGTTGCTTTACGAATTGAAAGCAATGGTTATAATAATCTTAACAATGATGCGACTGGAGAAGATTGGAGGTTTGGTACTTTCCGCTTCGAGGTTCAACCAGATGGTAAAAGATGAAAAAAAAATCTAAAAGAAAATTTGCACCTGTTCCTAAAACTAAAAAGGGAACTCCAACAAAATATGTTCGTGGTGCTAAAAATCCAAAAGCTAGAGAAAGAGAAATAATGCGTACAAAAAAATTGTACAAACAAGGTAAACTTACTCCAGCTATGATGGATGCAATAAGTAAAAGGAGAAGTAAAGGATGAGTAAATCAGCAGTTGTTAACAAATATGCAAAATCAAGTGGTATTTCTAAATCAACATTAAGTAAAGTTTATCAAAGAGGATTAGGAGCTTATTACTCTCAAGGTTCAAGACCAGGTGTCAGTGCACATCAATGGGCAGCAGGGCGTGTGCGTTCCTATGCTACTGGTAAAGGTGGAGCTAGAAAAGCTGATGCTGATCTTAGACGAGGTGGAAAGAAAAAAACTAAAAAGAAATAAGGAGAAAATATGTGCGAGTATTGTGACGGAACTTGTTTAATAAAGTAGGTAAGTATGAGAAAAGGATTATATGCAAACATTCACGCTAAAAGAAAACGTGGAGAAAAGATGAGAAAGAAAGGTGCTAAAGGTGCACCCACTGCTGCAAACTTTAGAAGAGCAGCAATGACAGTTAGAAAGAAAAAATGAGAAAAGAGCACAAGAACCCTAAAGGTGGATTAACTGCAAAGGGTCGAGCTTTTTTTAAAAGAACAGAGGGTTCTAATTTAAAAAGACCATTGAAAAAAGGAACTTCACCGAGGCGAGTGAGCTTCGCTGCCAGATTTTCTGGCATGAAAGGACCTATGAAAGATGATAAGGGTCGCCCAACGAGGAAGGCACTAGCACTGAAGGCGTGGGGTTTTGGCTCAGTTGAAGCGGCTCGTAACTTTGCAAACAGACATAAGAAGAAAAAATGAGTAAAATAACAAATGTAAGACTACCATCACCATCGCAAGAATATAATGTTCAGCAACAAAACGAAACTATTAGAGCAATAGAAACAATCGTTCTTACTCTTAATACAAGTTACACTGCTGAAGAAAATAAAGTTGTTATGGAGAGGTTTAACTTTTTTTTGAGTAACTAATGTCAACTAATACATACACAAACGCAAAAGCAAAACTGCGTGGTAATACAACTGTTTACACTGCACCATCTACTGGAACGTCTATTATTAAATCTATTCGTGTTACAAACACAGATCAAAACGTAGACAATGAAATAACACTAAGTGTAACAGATAGTTCAAGTGTAGAATTTATTTTAGAAATAAATAGAGTAATACAAAAAGGTAGTTCACAAGAATTACTAGCAACAGGTAATATGTTGATTGATTCAGCAGATTCTTCTGTTGCATCAACTGGTCCGATAATTTTAAAATCATCGGAAATTTTAAAAGCAACGACAACAGGTAGTGATATACATCTTGTTGCATCAATATTGGAGATGACATAATGGCTGGCATTGGCGACTTAATAGATATGGTAAAAGGTGTCTTTAGTGATAAAGAAAAACCAGAAAGAATAACAAGAGGTAAGTATACCTTTAGTGAAGCAGAGTATGAAAAAATGTTTAACTTTCTTTATGAGAAAGGATTTGATTCAGATCAAATAGATCAAATACTTTCTGGTGAAGTAGATCAAGAAGACTTAGTGCCATCAAGACAAAAGAGGGATGACGAGGGTAATCTGTATGTAGAACCTGGAGCTTTCAAAGGTGCAAAGGGTGGCATAGCAGATTTAAGAAAAGGTGGTATGTCTTTAGGTCCAGGTACAGAAACGTCAGATGATATACCAGCAATGTTATCAGATGGTGAGTTTGTTCTAACTGCTCGTGCTGTAAGAGGTATAGGTGGAGGTTCTAGAAAAAAAGGTGCTGAAGTTCTATATGATCTTATGAAAGAAGCAGAGGACAGTGTTAGAAGTTAGAAAACCAGAAGAAAAAGATTTAGCAGATTTACTGTATTTACTCTTAAAATTTAGAGAAGAGTTTGCAGATACGTTTCCACAAGCGAATATTCGTAAAGTGGCAATAGAAATAGATAACCATTTTAAAAATGGATTTATTACCAACGCTTACAAAGATGGTAAACTTATAGGAAGTATAGGAGCTTATGAAAGTCCTTGGTGGTTCTCAGATGAAACCTTTGTTGCAGAAACATGGTTTTATGTTTTGCCAGATCACAGAGATTTTACAGTGGCAAAAAAATTAATACAAAAAATTAAAAATTACGCAAAAGGAAAAACAATACAAATACCAGTAAGTTCTGGAAAGGACACAGCTGCTTTGTACAAAAGGATGGGATTTAAGAAAATGGGCAATATTTGGAGGTACAATTAAATGTGTTTTGGTAGCAAAATAGTAGAAACTCAAACGAGACAAGAACTGCCAGAGTTTATACAAAAAGAGGCAGAAAGAATTACAGGTCTTTCTCGTGCATTAACAGATCAAGGAAGACAATACGTTCCTTATGGTGGTGAAAGATTAGCACCACTTACAACAGAACAACAATTAGCGAGACAAGCATCTATTCAACAAGCAGGTGCGTTTGGTCCAGACTTACAAAGATCGAGACAATTTGCATTAGGTGCTGCTGCACCAATAACAGCTCAAGAAATCCAAAGATTCCAAAGCCCATACACTCAAGCTGTTTTGCAAACTACTCTAGATGAATTGGATAGAAGACAACAAATAGCAGATCAAAGATTATCAGATCAAGCTGTAAGGTCTGGTGCTTTTGGTGGTGCTAGATTTGGTGTGCAACAAGCAGAATCACAACGTAATCTTAGAGATGTACAAGCTAGAACTGCTGCTGACATTAATCAAAGAGCTTTTCAACAAGCATTACAACAAGCACAAGCACAAAGACAAAGAGAGTCACAGGCTGCTGGTCAGTTTGGTAATATTGCTGGTCAACAAATGCAACTTGGTTCTCAAGGTATTCAAGGTTTATTACAAGCAGGTCAACTAGGTCAAACACAAGCACAAGCTGGTAGAGACATAGCATTTGAAGATTTCCAAAGACAACAAAACTTTCCATTTGAGCAAGCAAGATTTGCAGCAGGTATTCTTGGTGGTATGCCACAACCTGTTACAACATTTACGCAACAACCAACAGCTGGCACAGGACAAAGACTTCTTGGTCTTGGTATTGCAGGTTTAGGTGCAGCTGGAGCTTCAGGACAGAGTTTAGGAGGCTTCTTTAGTGGATTTAGTGATATAAGATTAAAAGATAATGTAAAATTAGTAGGTAAGTCACCTTCTAACATTAATATTTACACATTTAATTACAAAGGTAGCGATGACACATATCAAGGTGTAATGGCACAAGAAGTTCCTTGGGCATCTAGTTTACATGAAAACGGATATCTAATGGTCGACTATTCTAAAACAGATGTAGAATTTAGGAGATTAGCATAATGAAACAGTTTAAAGGTGGACTATACGCAAACTTAGGTAACTATAAATCTAGCTTACCACAAACAAAAATACTTAATAACTTTTTTAATCAGAACCCTGTAGGATATAAAAAGGGTGGAGAAGTAAAAGGTATTAAAGGTGTAAACTATTCTAGAATACCTGTTACTGGTGGCTTTATGGCTAACGCACAAGGTTTTCAAAATGGTGGTTCAGTATCTGCTTTTTATGGTAAAAGAGGACAAGCTATTAGACCAGGTAGATTAGAAGCTCCTTACATAGGAACATTAAGAACAAGAGGTGATGATGTAATTACTGAAAGTATGTTACCCCCTATAGATCGAGCTATGATTGGAAAAACAGGTCTATTTGGTATGTATCCACCTGCTACCGATGAAGACTTTATTTCTGCTGGAGCTAAACCTACTGAATTTTCTACTGCTAGAGAATCATATATAGCCTCACAACCAGAGTTAGGTGAAATAAGTAAAGAAAAACGTAAAGAAGAAAGAAAGCGTAAAAATATTGCTGATCTTAATAAATCTTCTAGAGAAAAATATGATGAAATGTTTGGTGAAGATTTCGGAGTAGGTGGTATTAATTCTTTAATAGATGATAAAAAACAAAAAAAATCTAAATTAAAAGATGCAGACGAAATTAAAGCAGATGTCGATGTTAATTATGAAGACGCATCTGGAATAACTGGAATAAGAGAAATTGAAAAACCAGACACTTCAAAAATAGATACAGACTTAGGAACTTCAGATGTTAAAGCTAAATTAGATGAAGAAGGTGTTTTTAAAACAAAAGACAAAGATACTTTACTCGAAGAAATGTTTGATGGTAGTAAATTTGATAAAATATTAAATAAACAAGAGGAATTAACTAAAAGTTCAATAGATGCAATAAACAGAATAGGTAAACCATTTTACGATAAAGATGGTGAAGATGCTCCAGAGTGGGCAATGCCATTAATGATGGCTGGTCTTAAAATGGCAGCGTCTGATAATCCTAGTTTACTTGGTGCTTTAGCAGAGGGTGGAATCTCTGGTATGGAAGAGTATGCTAAAAAACAAGCACAAAAAAGAGAAGATGCTAAAGATCAAATTGCACTTGAGATGCAAAAAATGAACGCAATAATAAATCTTCAAAGTAAAGATATAGATGTTGCAACTGATTTTGCAAAAGTAGAAAGTAATGTTAATACAAAAGCATTTGAACTTGCTTACGATGATTACTCTAAACAAAAAGATATGATTTTTAAAGCCATATTAAAAGATGCAGATTTTGACATGGAGAGTCAAAAATTTAAAACACAATCTGAAATAGCATTGTTAGAATTAGATCAAAGGTATGACATAGCTATAGCACAGTTAGACAAAGATTATCAAATTCTGTTAGATAGAAGAAGTGAATTTAAGTCTGAAATTGAATTTAAAAATAAACAGCTAGAAATAGAATCTGTTAAAATTTACAACGAGAATATAAAACACGAAAATTTACTAGAATTAGAAAAAGTTACTGAGGGTAAAGTTACTACTATCTTTATGCCAGATGCTGATGGTAACATGAAAGAGTATAGAGTAAGAAATTACTATGACTTTGATAAAGGAGAGTTTGAAACCGACATTATTGGTATAGCTCCTCCAGATCAAGATGTGATTGATGACCTTTCTGTAAGAATAAAAGAAGAAATACTAAATAGTAAAACAGTAACTATTGGTGGTGAGACATTCGATGTATCCACTATGTTACAAGATGGTGATTTCTTAGCTATTGAAGACTTAGTTTCTAAAAAAGTAGAACAAGTTATTAAGGATAAATATTCTACAGGAGATGATGTAAGAGATGCATTAGAGGAGTAGTACATGGCTTCACCTTTAGATAATCTATTACAAAGATTTCCAAAATTAGGTAGTTTTTCTGTACCTTTTTTTGCAAGAACTTTGTATGATGATAATTTTGAAAACGTAAAAGATGAATTTGCAACTCCAGAAGATTACATAGAGTTTTTATTACAAAAAGAAAAAAAACAACCAGAAGATATTAATCGTTTTGGTAGAAGAATAACTCTTGAAGAACCACAAAGAGAAGAAGATGCAAGTATACTTGGTACTATACCAGATGCTTTTGAAGCAGGTTTACGAGGAATACAAGCTACAGGTAGAGGTATTACTGGTGGTATTGCAGGATTGTTTGGAGACGAACAAGAACAACAAGAACAACTTGCATTAGCACGTCAATCTGAAGCTCTAGCTGCACAAGCTATTGAAGACAATATTACAAGTTGGAGAGACATTGGTGGTATTGGTGATTTAGCACGATATACAATACAAAGATTCGGTGAATCATCACCTTATCTTGTTGCAGGTATATCTGGTGGTTTAGCTGGTGGTGCTGTGGGTGGTCCTATAGGTGGTATTGTCGGAGCTACAGCAGCTTTGACTCCTTTGTTTTTTGGACAAAATGTTTTAAGACAATCTGAAGAAGTTAGAGAAGGTAGAAAAGAAGAGATTAATGAAGTTTATGCTGCTGCATCTGCACCAGTACAAGCTGCATTAGATGCTGTTTTATTTAGAGTTTTAGGATTAGTTGGTAAACCTCTAAATTTACTACAAACACCTGCAAGAGGTATTTTTGGTAAAGCACTTAGAGGTGGATTAACAGGTGTTCCTACAGAGGCAGTAACAGAAGTAGGACAACAATTTATTGAAAGACTACAAGCTGGTTTATCTTTAGATAGTGAAGATGCATTAAGAGAGTATGAAGAAGCAGCAGTTGCTGGTGGATTACTTGGTGGTGTAGTTGGTGGTGTATCTGGACCATTAACACAACCTAGTGCTACTACTTTAGAGAGAGAACTTTCACAAGTTACAGAAGAGGCTAAAAAACAAGGCACAACTGTAGCACCAGAAGTAGAAGAAACTTTAGAAGTAGAACCAGAAGAAACTATAGAAACTACACCTGTTGACAGACCTACTGTTCCTCCTCGTGCAGAACCAGAGGCATTAGAAACCGAAACTGTATCTAATCTACAAGAACAAGGTAGAGAAGATGGTAACAAATTGTTCATTGGTGATATGCTTACTAAGAAATTACAAAGCATTATTGATACACAAGGTGAACAAGCTGCAAAAGAATATTACAAAGGTTACACAGAAACTGCAAAAACAAGATTTGAACCACCATCTTTTGAAAGAGCTTCTAGAGAAGTTAAAAAACCTATTACTGCACCACAGATAGGACAAAAAAGATTTGCTGTAGACAAGGTAAATACAGATCAGTTTGAAGCTGGTGAAGGTTTTGTTGTAAGAGATAATAGATTAAACGGACAAGACTCACTTGCATTTAGAACTCAAAAAAATGCAGAAGATTATATACAGTCACAAGGAGACCCAGACTTAACAGCAGAGGATGTTACCATACCTCCAAAGCCAGCAGAGGGCACAACTTGGGATTCTAAAAAAGGTCAGTGGGTAGACCAGTTTGAAGGTCAAAGAGGTAAAGTACCTGCTAAAAAGGTAACTATAAAAGAAAAAAGAATACCTATTAATATCACTGATCTTACTGCAAAAGAACAACGTAAAGTAGACTACTATAGAAACACAAAGAACTTTAGAAAAGATAGAGAAAAATATCCTAATACTGATCTTAAAGAAATGATCGACTCTGGTGTAGTGCCAGCAGACGCAAGACTTGTAGAAAACTTAACAAACAAACAACAAGTATTACTTAAAAATAGAAGAAAAACTAAAAAAGATCAGTTCTGGACTACAGATAAAGAACTTGAAAGTCTTGGTGTTGTACCTGTTAATGAAAAAGCACAAAGTGTTTTAGCTAAACAGAGAGAAGAAAGACAGTTAGAAAATCAAAACTTTAAAGTTGATTTTGAAGTTGCACTAAAAGAAGATGGTCGTTTCCAAGTTAACAAACTTTTAAGAGATCAAGATACTAATAATGTTGTACAAGAAGTTCCAGACAGTATTTTTACAGACGAAAATGTTGCTGGTAGACGACTAAGAGATTTACAACAAGAGGCGGGCACACCAGGAGAAGAAGTTGATATAACTGCTGGTAAACCTGTTATAACACTAGCAGAATTAAAAGCTAGGGATAGAAGTGATAAAAAAATATTGTCTTCTGTTACAGAAGTTATCGAAAAAGAAATAGCTAAAATAGCAGGACCAGAAACAGGCGTTGCATTTGTTACAGAAAATATAGTAGCACCAGAGGGTTCATTTGGTTTTACATCTAATGATGCTACTGTTAATAATGTAGAGGGTTTCTACGATAGAAGTAATGATGTTATTTATTTATCTTTATTACAAACAGAAAAGTTATTTCAAGCTGGCAGATTAAATGAACTAGTATCACATGAGTCTTTTCATGCCCTACAAAGAACAATTAAAAACGCAAAAAAAACAGGTATATTTACTAAAAAAGAACAAGACACTTTAAACACTGCTTTTCCAGAAGGTAATGTAGATAGTTTACCAGAGTATACAAAACAAACTCTAGGTACAGATGTGATGCAAATGTTAAGAGATCGTCATAGAAACAATGTTCTTAACACAGAAGAGTTACAAGCGTATGTATTCCAAGCATGGAACGCACAAAGAACAGCAGGTAAAAGAGCACCTGTAGGTAATATTGTACAAAGAGCTTTTAATAAGATTGCAAACCTATTTGCAAAAACTAAAAACTTTTTATCTGGTAAAGGATTTAATACTTACGAGTCTATCTTCGAAGCTGCTGCAACTGGTGAGGTTGCAAGAAGAGGTACAACAGGAACAAGAGAAGAGGCTGCGGCTAGAGGTGAACAAAGAGCTACAGAAATACAACAAGCTGTAGCAGATGTACCTGTAACAAGAACTGAAGAGGGCACTGTTGTAGAACCACTCGCAACTAGAATAGCTGCATCTGTAGAACAACAAACTAATTATCCTGGTAAACCAGTTCGTAAAAAAATTAATTCTAATAATCCTATATTTAGACCACTAGGATTTAGACCATCAAAAAAGGCAATAGATATTTTAAATAGTGCGGCTGAAAAAATAGTTACTGTTAAAACTTCTGCAAAACCAGAAGGTAGACAAGCATCACAAAAAAGACAAAGCGATATTCAACCTGCTTTTAATGAGATAAATGAATTTAGAAGAAAATTAATATCTGAGAAACCAGAGAATGTTAACGAAGGTTTAATAAACGAAATGGTTCAACCTATGGTAAATGCTGCTGTAGCAATAAATCATGGTCACTCTTTTGATATTACAGACACAGACACTAATGAAAAAGTAACAATAGGTGAAGGTAATAAACTTTTTGGAGCAGATAAAAAAGTTCACGATGATTTAAGTAAACTCAGAATTAATAATAAACCTTTAGCAAGAGCAATCAGCGAGGGTGGTTTTGCACAAACTACTGAGGAGAGACAAGTAGAAAGAGCTGATATAGAAAGAGATGAAGTTGCAGAAAGATCAGCGGAAAGAGCTGAAAGATTATTAAAAGATCGACAAGAAGAAGGTATTGACCCAGAGCAACAAAGAGAACAACAAGAACAAGAAGCTGCTGCTAGAGCTTTAGGTATTGAAGAAGAAACAAAACCAAGAAAAAGAAAAATATTAACTTTATCAAAAGAGCCTGTACAAGAGTTTTTTGATGGTGGTGATGTAAACGCAGAAGCAGATAATAAAACAAGAACAGAAACATCAGATGATCGTGTTAAGTTTAGTGTATCAAGTTTATTTAGTAGTCCATCAGATGAAGCTATTAAAAGTTTAAGTGATACTATTGTAGAAGAAAAAGCTATACAAAACGTAGGTGGTGAAAGTGAGACTGGTATATACAAGTCTGTTTTCAATGCTTATGGACCTAGAGCTATCGACATAAGAACTAAGTTACAAGATAAACTTTATATTGTTAAAAGAATACAAAGAAAGATTGCAGAAACTACAGGTCAACAAATACCAGATAGACTTAATGTTTACATGGCAGAAGAGTTGTACTGGGGTAGAACAGGTGAAAGATTACATCAAAACAATGTAAAGTTAGTAGAGCCAATAAAAGATTTATTAGCAGAAAACAAAATTACATTAGAAGAATTAGATTTATTTTTGTATGCTAGACACGCTAAAGAAAGAAACGCTAGAATATTTAAAACATATCAAGAAGCGGTAGAGTTAAGAAACACAAGAAACAGAACTCCAGAGCAAGAAGCTAGATACAATAGAATAAAAGATTATTTACAAAACACTGAGGAAGAAGCAAGAGCTGGTTCTGGTATGACAGACGAAGTTGCTGACTCTTACATGGAGTATTACAATAATCGTGATGATAGTGAAGTCTTTGTTGAGATGGGTAATTTGGTTAACAAACTCATGCAAGAAGATTTACAAGTTAAACTTGATGGTAATCTCATATCACAAGAACAATACGATGAAATAACAAGAGGTGAGTGGGAAAATTATGTGCCACTAGCTGGAATTGATTATGATATTGATTCAGAAAAACCAAAGATGGGTGCAAGTGGTGCTCCTATAATTAGAACACAAGCTAGAAGTAAAATTAGAAAAACACCAGGTTTCCAAGGTAAGAAAGACCCTAAAGATTTTATTAAAGGTGGTAGAGCAAAACTAGATGAAGATCAAAGACTAGCAAGAAATGTTTTTGCACAAGCAGTTGCTAAATTAAATAATGACACAATAAAGGCAGAGAAAAATAAAGTTGCACTTACATTAAATGAGTTTGTAAAAGAATATGGTGATAATCCAATAATTGCAAACGATGAATTATTTATTGCTAATCCTACAGAAGAACAGTTAGCTGCATTTGAGACAGACAAAGAAGCATACGATAAATTAATTAAACAACGATTTATATTTAAAAATACAAAACCTAATCCTGGTGAGAAGTTTGAGTTCTTAGAAAATGGTGAGAAAAGAACTATACTATTAACAAACGAATATCTTGCTAGAGCATTTAATAATCATGGCGTAGAAGCTGGTAGTAAAATAATGCAAATGTTAGGTAATGTTACTAGATATCTTGCAGTTATTAACACAGCATACAACCCAGAGTTTATGCTTACAAACGCAATCAAAGATTTACAAACTGCTGCTATAAATTTATCTGATGAACAAACTACATCATTTAGAAACAACGCAATCAAAGGTTGGAGAGGTGCATTAAAAGGTGCATTTAGAGCAATTAGAAAACCAGATGCAGAGGGTTTCTGGGAAGATGCATACAGAGATTTTGCAGAGCAAGGTGGTAAAGTAGGTTTCTTTACATCTATGAAAACAATAGATGAACAGTTTAACGAAATACAAAGAGACATAGGTAATCTTAAATCAGAGAAAGCAGCAAAAACTTTCTTTGGTAAAAAAGGTGGTGTTAGAAATGTAATTAAATTTATTACAGATACTAACGGAGCTATAGAAAATGCTATTCGTTTATCAGCTTATCAAGCTGCTGTTGATGCTGGTGTATCAAAACCAAAAGCAGCAAGTCTTGCAAAAAATTTAACTGTTAACTTTAATAGAAAAGGTGAATGGGGTGGAGCTATAAACTCTTTATACTTATTCTACAACGCATCTATTCAAGGTTCGTTTAGATTATTCCAGGCGATTGGCACAAGTAAAAGAGTTAGAAACTTAGCATTAGGTATTGTTGCAACATCATTCTTCTTAGATATGTTTAACAGAGCTTTAGCGGGTGACGATGATGATGGAAGAAATAAATACGATAAAATAAATGGTTGGATAAAAGGTCATAACTTAATACTTATGAATCCTTTTGATACAGGACCAGGTTATGTTTCAATACCTTTACCTTGGGGTTACAACTGGTTGTCTATCGTTGGACAAACAATGGCATCATCTATGCCAGAAACTATGGGCGGTGCAAGAAAGAATGAATTATCTATTGGTGAGAGTGCAACAAGAACTGCTGTAGGTTTAGTAGATGCATTTAGTCCAGTTGGTTCTGGTGACTCAATAATAGAGTTAGCATCACCTGCTGTTATAAAACCAGCTATACAATTAATGAGAAATGAAGATTATGCTGGTAGAGCAATCTATCCACCAGACAATCCATTTGATGGTAATGCAGGTCCACCTAACTCTCAAACATATTGGGATGCAAGTGAAACATCTAAAACTGTTGCAAGCACATTAAATAATTTAACAGGTGGTAGTCCAGTTCGTGCTGGTATTGCAGACTTCCATCCAGACACATTAGACTTTATCGCAGGTCAAATGTTTGGTGGTGCAGGTGCTTTCTTAGGAAGAACATTTGAACTAGGAAGAACTTTCTTAACAGGTGAATGGGATGAGATAGGTCTTAACGATATACCATTTGTTAGACGTGTTGTTAAAAAACAACCATCATTTATCAACAAACAAAACTATTTTGATATTCGTGATGAAATAAAAATAGCAGAAAATTTAATAGATTACTTAACTGAAGAAAGACAGTTTGCAGAATTGCGTGATGCTAAAAGAGAATATAGATCACTACTTTCTCTCTCTCCATCAATCAAAAGTCTTGAGTCACAAAGAAGAAGATTTAGAAAACAGATCAAGGCTATTGAGGAAAATAAATCATTGGATGAGGATACTAAAAAACTGCGTATGAAATTAATATTTGATAGAGAAGAAAGACTATTAACATTGTTCTTAAAAAGAGCAGACAGAATATTGAGAGGAAGTTAAGATGGCTGAGTGGGAAAAGGAGATAGCTGAATTAAGAACTGACGTTAAATACATCAGAGAAGATGTCAATATAATGCAAAAACAGATAAGGGATTTGAACAAAACATCCAATATGGGAGTAGGAGGACTAAAGGTATTTTTGGCTGTGGGCGGTATTTTAGCAGCCATATGGACCTTCATAAAATTAAGCGATTGATATAAATCGTAAGTTCTAGTAAACCAAAGGAATGGAAAGTTGTGGATAACAAAATGTATAAGCGTGTGCTGTGCATTTCCGATCTTCACGCACCTTATAATCATCCAGATAGTGTTGATTTTATAAAAGGTGTCAATAAGGCGTTTAAGCCAGATTGTGTCGTGAACATGGGAGATGAACTAGACTATTCAGCATCATCATATCATGAATCTTCTACCGAATTATTTAATCCTGCAAAGGAATTAAACGAAGGTAGAAAAGTAATAAAAGAATTAGAAAAAGTATTTCCAAAGGTAATGTCTTTGGATTCCAATCACGGAAGTATGGCTTTTAGAAAAGCAAACACTGCTGGTTTAGCACAGGCTTTACTAAAACCATATAACGAGATGCTTGGTGTTAGTAAGAAGTGGACTTGGCATGATTCACTTACACTACAAACTCCTTTAGGTCCTGTCTACTTCGTACACCAGCAATCCTCAAATGTTTTACAAGTTTGTGCAGCAGTTTCAATGAATGTTGTGCAAGCACATTACCATACCAAAGCTGTAATAAATTACATAAGCAGTCCAGAAAAATTAATGTGGGCGATGAATGTAGGATGTTTAATAGATAAAAATCATCTAGCTTTTAAATACAGTAAAGTTATAGTAAAAAGACCTATACTTAGTCTAGGTGTAATACAGGATGGCGTTCCAAGATTAGTGCCTATGGTTCTAAAAAGGAATGGCGAGTGGGATGGAAAAGTACACATATAAAGATTTAGTAAAAAAACCACCACATTATAGGTTCGGTGGGTATGAGTTAATAGAAGTTTTAAAAGCAAAGTTAAGAGAGTCTAAAATGGATGCAGTGCAATCTGCGTTATGGGTGCAGATAGTACAATATCTTTTTAGATACGATGTTAAAGGTAATGCTTTGCAAGATTTAGGAAAAGCAAAATTTTATTTAGATGACTTATACGAAGAAACCAAAAAAAAAGAAAGTTAAAGATATGACTTTCAAAGAGTTTGTTGTTGCGATGCAGAAATCACAACGATTAAAAGCCAAGGTTGGCAAAGTCAAAGTAAAAACAGGAGGTTAATATGCAACTTATAAGAGATTTAGTCGATTGGATTAAAGAGTGGAATGAGTGGAAAATGAAAGACTGGATTAAAGCTGGTATCATTGCACTTGTTATTCTAATCATAATAGTAGGATTTTAATATGGTTTGGCAACTTTTAGCTAAACCACTACTTGGCGTAGCCACGGATGCAGTTCGTGGCTTCGTAGAGACAAAAAAATTAAAGGGTGAAGTCAAGATAGCTCAAATACAAGCAGAGAAAAAAAGAAATGAAGATATTGCTGCTGGTAAAATTAAATGGGAAGCATCAGCTGTAGATCAAATGAAAGGGAGCTGGAAAGATGAGCTAATTTTAATTTGCCTACTTGCTCCAGCGATAGCAGTCTTCGTGCCTGGTTGGACTCCACACATTAAAGCTGGTTTTGAAGCATTACACTCACTACCAGATTATTATAAACATTTGTTATATCTTGCTTGCTCAGTTTCATTTGGTGTGAAAGCTGGACCAGCGGCAGTTGGTTTGTTTAAGAAAAAGAAATGAGTGAAGAATACATTTGGCAATGGTATTGGGATACAGATTACGAAGGTGAATGGTATAAAGCAATTTATCACGGACCGCCAGAAGATTGGATGACACCTTGCGATGAAGACTAGAGATTATAAAAAAGAATATGGTGAATATCATGTTCGACCTAAACAAAAAAAAGATCGTGCAGGTAGAAACAAAGCAAGAAGAGCTGCGTTAAAATCTGGTAAAGTTAAAAAAGGTTCTGCATTTGACGTACATCATAAAGACAAGAACCCAAGGAACAACTCTAAAAAAAATATTACAGTTACACATAGAAAAACTAATAGAGGAGTTTTAAGAAGGAATAGAAGTCGTGCCTAAAATATTAGATAGACTTGTAAAACAACTTCAGCAAAAAGGTATGGACAAAAGTTCTGCTTATGCAATAGCAACAAGTCGTTTACAAAAATCTGGTAATTTAAGAAAAGGTACAAATCAACCAACAAAAAAAGGAATAAGAAGAGGTAATATGACACCATCTCAAAGAGCAAAAGATAGAGCATCTAAAAGAACTGGTAAGTCTACTTCTAAATTTAAATATAATTCTAAAACTAATAGAGCAACTTTAAGGAGAAAATAATGCCACATAGACCAGGACATGGTAGGTCAGGTACTGACAATACAGAAGCAGATCGTATTAATAAACAACGTGCATCCATACAAGCAAGAAAAGATGCAGCTGAAGACTTTAGAAAAGCTGGCATAATGAGTTTAGGTGGAGGCACTGATGAACAAAGAAGAGCAATATCTGCACAAACTGATCCTCGTTATGGAACTCCCCCAGGAGGTGGTGGTCGTTTAACTGTTACTAAACCAAGTGGGGAAACTACAGAAACAGTTTTTACAGGTGATGATGACGACAAAGGTGTAACTACAGTTACTGATACAGGAGAAGAATTAAGAACTTTTGATGTTGCTTCACAACAATTACTAATTAAAAACAATATTCCTTTTTTAACAAAAGTTTTAGGTGCAACTGCAAGAGTGGATGCAAATGGTAATATAATTTTTGTAGATAAAACTGGTTCTACTATACCACAGTTTAAAGTTTTAGATGCACTATCTGGTACGTTAGACAAATTTACAGGTTTTAATCCAGAAAAAGCATTTACAAGTAAAATGGGGGAAACAGGAAAAGCAGCTTTGTTTGATATGATTAGTAACATGGACCAAGTTGAGTTTGAAGATTTTATTAATAGAAAGGGAAACTTAGATAGAATATTAGATTTTGCTGGTGATTTACCACAACCACAAAATCAAAAAATTTTAGATTTAGTAAAAAATAAAGATGCAAAAGGTTTTGCTGATTTAATAGCTGACACTGCTGGTGATAAAGATAAATTCAATGCAGAATTATTAAAGAAAACAAATCCACAAAGATATTATGAAGCTAATCCACCAACAACAGACCTTGAAAGAAGAGAAGCAAGACTAGCAGGAGTAACATTTATTCCAGGTTATGGACCTTTAACATTTGATTCTTTTCAAGGTGATTCTGGTTTTGGTGTTCCTAATCCACAACAACAACAATTTGCTGGTGCTTTACCACCACCACCACCCTCTGGAAGTGGCACAACACCACCTCCTAACCCAGGTGATTTAATTTTTAGAACAATGTATCGACCAGGTTTTACACCTAGTTATACTGGTGGACCAGAACAGATTCAATTAGCAGGTGGCTTCTTCGACCCTAGAACTCAACAAGTAGTTTATGACCCTTATGGAACTGCAAGTCAATACAGATTTAGTAAGGGTGGTATCGCTAATTTCCAAAATTATGGTTATTAATAGAGCATCAATGCCTAAACAAATAAGTAAAGGTGGCAGAAAAAAGAAAAGGAAAAAAGGTAAGATGAAAAAAACAAAGAAAGCATCTTATAAAGTTAGTTATAAACATTATGCAAAAGCTAAAAAATAATTTTCCAAAAGTTTGTATCTATTGGTACGATGCACATGATGCATTAGATACTGGTTGGCATGAGTTTGATGAAATAGAAAAAAAATCTAGACTTGCTGAATGTGTATCTATTGGATGGTTGTTTCGTGAAGACGATAAAAAATATGTTTTAATTGCAGATATCACTGAAGGTGAAGAGGGTGGTAGAGTTACTGTGATTCCAAAAGGTTGGATTAAAAAAATAGAATGGTTAGTGACAAGTCACTCAACTGTTTATTAATCGTGTCTGTTATATCTTCTTTTTAAAATAGAACTTACTCTTTCCCAATCATTTCTTATTTTATACTCTCTAGGAGTTCTTGGGTCTCTAAGAGCCTTATCATCTAATTCCATTTTTTTAAGTATTAATTTTTCTTCCAAAGATTTTTTCATATCTTTGTCTATATCATGATTTGTAAACTTTGTCAAATCTTCTTCAGTTAATATAAATTCTTCTGCTTCCCACCTAAACCGATATTTTTTCATTACTGTAAAAATTTGGGTTGTCATTGTTTCCTACCTCATTAATAACTTTATTCCTAAACTCTTCTACTTCTTGTTTCTCTTCAACTGTCGTAACTTTTTCTGTAAACAAAACTGGATTAGTTGGAGAAGTATGTTTCTCTTTTATTTCTTCCATTTCATTTTTATGTCCGT